AAATGACATCCCAGGAATCTCAGGAATCTCAGGTCGACGCCATGGCGGTTATCAACGCCCTAACGGCCGAGATTGCCCGCCTCACACAGCGCGCGGTGATCGCCGAAACCCGATGCGCTGACCTTGAAGCAAAGATCAACAAGGAGAATAAGTGACAGTACAGTCAGTTACCGCCGAGATCGCCCGCCGCATCTGCGACAGCGAGAACGTCGGCTACAGCCAGCCTGAGCGCCGCAGCTGGTATGCGGCGGCCGACGCCCATGGCCGGGTCTCCAGCCCGCAGAACGCGGACTGCTCGTCCCTGGCGTGCGGGGCCATCTCCTACGGCATCCACCACACCTACGGGGTGCCGTGGGGGCACGCTGCCCTCCTGGAAATTAATGACTACTGGACCGGCAACATGCGCCAGGGTATGGAGTCGCACGGCTTCAACGAGGTCCACTGGGCCGACGAGAACCTGACCCCGGACGGCGGCTTCCAGGTGGGTGACATCATCCTGTCGGCCGCGAACGAGGGCGGGGTCGGCCACGTCGTGGTCGCCGTCGAGAGCGGTAGTGACCCGCTCGTCTCGGAGGCGTGGATCGCTGAGGACGGCAGCATCGATGGCTACGCCGGCGACACTACCGGCAGCGAGACCCGCACTGTCCGCTACAGCAGCCACCCGCACACTCAGCGCGGCGCGTGGACCAGCTGCCACCGATTCAGTGAGGCGAAGTTCATCCAGCAGTGGCCTGCCTTCGCTAAGTGGAAGGCCCCGACTCCGACCAAGCCGGCCGCGCCAGCGTCACAGACAGCTGCGCCGCAGCACGCGCATGGCATCGACATCTCCAGCCACCAGGCCGGCCTGAACGTGGCGGGCATCTGGGCGGACTTCGTGATCGTCAAGGCGACCGAGGACGACGACTACGTCAACCCGTACATGGTCTCCCAGGCCAACGCCACGTTGGCGGCCTCGAAGCGGCTGGGCTTCTACCACTTCGCGCGCCCCGGCGACGCGGCCGCCCAGGCCCGCTACTTCGTGTCCGCCGTCGGCGCGCTCCGCAGCAAGGCCACTCTCTGGCTCGACTGGGAGGACAATGCCGTGCCGCTAGGCCCCGGCTGGGCGAAGGTCTTCCTGGACACCGTTAGGTCGCTGACGGGTTCTACGCCGGGCATCTACATGAACGGCAGCGCCGTGAACGGCTATGACTGGAGCGCGGTCGCCTCCCAGTACCCGCTCTGGTACGCCGGTGGGCCCGAGTACAGCGACTACGGCCGCCCCTACTCGGACCCGGCCGTCCCCTCGGTCTCATACTGGGGTGCCCCGCTCATCCACCAGTACACGGAGGACGGCAGCCTGCCCGGCTACTCGGGCACGCTGGACCTGAACCGGCTCCGTGACCGCTCGGCCTGGGACCGGATGATCAACGGCGGTGCCGCCACCTCGGCGCCCGCCGCACCTGCCGCGTCAGCGCCGTCGGCGAGCCCCTACACCGGCAGGAAGAACAAGTCCGACGGGCAGTCTGAGCTCGCCTGCAACGGCGTCTTCGGCATCGCGACGATCGGCCGCCTCCAGCAGGTCATGGGTACCGCGATCGACGGTGTCCTGAACGAGGGCGGCTCTCCTGCCGTCACCCGCCTCCAGGCGTTCCTGAACGCGGCCGTGCCGGCGGACACTCAGACGGCGCTGAACGACGCGCCTCGCCTGGACGAGGACGGCGTCCTCGGGCCGGCCACGTGGCGCACGCTGCAGTTCCTCATCATGGCCTGGCACAAGGAGTACCTGCCCGACGGCTGGGACTTCGCCGACTGGGTCGACGGCGAGCCCGGCACCGCCACCATCGGCGCTCTCCAGCGGGCGCTCAACAACTCCAAGGCCAACTCTCGGAGGCTGTGGTGAAGTCGTGACATCGTCGTGACCTATTGAACCTTCACAGACTCATAGGGATACACTAAGGGCGGGGACTCACGAGGGTCCCCGCCCTTACCTATGGAAGGAGAACATGTGAAGTACGCAACCGCGACGTTCTGGGAGGGTCTGGCCGAGCGTGCCATCTCCACCTTTGCGCAGTCTCTCGTGGGCGCCTTCGGTGTCGGTTCCTCGCTCTTCGGCCTGGACTGGAAGGGCGCTCTGGGCATCGCCGGAGCGGCCGCCCTGGCGTCGGTCCTGAAGTCGTTCTCCCTGCCCGAGGAGACCGACCGCGCCGTGGCCTCGGCCGAGGTAGAGGCCTACAACCCCCGCCACGCCTCCGGCCTGGCCGGCTGAGGTAGCCCCGTGGATTCAGCAGGGCAGTCCTCGCCGATCCTCGCAGTGCTCGCCTCGCCGGAGGTCATTACGGCGGGGACGGCTCTGCTGGCCGCACTCATCACCTGGCTCAGGGCCACGATCAACAAGCAGCAGAAGCGCCTGGAGGAGAGGATGACGCGGATGAGCGCCCACGTAGTTCGGGCGGCCAATGCGGCGGAGTCAGCCTCGGAGGGAGTCCACAACAACCACGACTCGAACCTGCGGGACGACCTGGACTCCAAGTTCGGTCAGGTCCTGGACGGACTGGCCCGCCTGACAGCGTCGGTCGACGACCTTCGCGAGTCGGACCGGCATCACGATGCCCGCATGGCTCGCCTGGAGACTCAGATCGAGGGCGTCCGCAATGACGCCCGTACTGATAGGTCCCACCTGTACACGGAGGTCCGGTCATTACATGATCGTATTGATAGGGTAAAGACTGAGACGAAACCGTTACGTCAGGAGCCCAGATGACATCCCCCACCGCAACGATCACCGGCCGCGCCGTAGGCCCTGACGGCCTGGGGCGCCTGGGACGGATCACCTTCACCCCCGCCAGTCTCGGCGCCCCGCTCCCGGCACGGGACATCGTCGCAGGTAGGGCCTCGTTCCGAATCGACACTGACGGGTATCTAGTAGGCCCTTCGGGCCGGTCGGTGACTATCTCCCCCGGGAACTATGAGATAGATCTCAATATCCCTGGAGACCTCGGAGCCCATGTCCGGACAACTCGGACCCTAGCCGACGGTGACGTGCTTAACATAGCGGACCTCCTCGCGGGGGTGCCCGCTCCCCCTCCTACCACTCCCCCCAGCCCCAGCCCCGGCCCCTCCCCGTCGCCGGACCCCGGCGCCAGGGGTGTCCGCATTGCGGGACAGCCCGGTATCCTTGAGGCTATAAATAGGTCTGAAGTCATAGACCTAGGCAATGGAGTACTCACCTGGAGGTAGACGGCTATGGCCGATCTCACATGGTACAGCCGTGAAGGCGCCGACCAGCGATTCCTGACGAAGACCGAGGCGGCCAGCCTCGCCCTCAAGTCCGAGGTCACTCAGGGCGACGCCGCCCTCGGCAGTCGGATCGACGCCGTCGAGGCCACGGCCGGGGCCGCGCTCCCCTCGTCCACGGCAGCCTCCACCTACGCCACGAAGGCCGAGGTGGAGGCCGTCAAGCAGACCATCCCCCAGATCCCGGCGGCTCCGGATCTGTCCGGCTACGCCACGAAGGCTGAGGTGCAGGCCGCCGACGGCGCGCTCGGGCAGCGCATTGACGCCGTCTCCGGCGTCGCCTCCGCCGCGGCCACAAAGGCTGAACTCTCCTCGTACGCGACCACGGCCGCCGTAGCCGGCACCTACGCCACCAAGGAGTCCCTGGCCGACTGCCTCAAGGCCGCCGACGCGGCTGACACCTACGCCACGAAGGAGGCCCTGGCGCAGGCTCAGCTCGGCGGGGGCGGTGGGCAGGCCCCAGACTTGTCGGGCTTCGCTACCAAGGCCGAGATGCGCCAGGCCGATGCCGCCCTCGGCGCCCGCATCGTTCAAGTCAAGACGACCGCCGACTCCGCGCTCCCGAAGGCCGAGGCCCAGGCCACGTACGCCTCTAAGACGGACCTGTCCGAGTACGTCACCTCCTCGGCTGTAGCCTCCACGTACGCCACCAAGTCGGACTTGGCCGGAGTCCGCGCCGCCATCCCCCCAGCCACGCCTGCGCCGGACCTGTCCCCCTACCTACGCTCCGCGGACGCTGCCGGCACTTACGCGACGAAGGCCTCTCTGGCCGACTACGTCACCCGCTCCGACGCCGAGCAGCTGTACGCCACCAACGACAACCTCCAGCGCGAACTGGGGCAGAAGGCTGGTCTGGCGGACCTGAACGACGTCACCCGGCGAGTCGACTCCCTCGGAGCCGCGCTCTCGCCCTTCAAGCCCGGCGAGCGCTACTACTCCCCGGTGACCTACTTCTGGCCGGACTACTACGACGACGGCAAGTCGGGCAAGACCTCGAAGTGGGCGAAGATCCTGAAGTTCGCCGGCTCGCTGGGCATCGTCATCCTCAACCGCAACAGCGGCAACTGGGATGAGTTCAACGCCGACTTCAAGAAGCAGGCCGAGCTGGCCCTGGCCGCCGGTGCGAAGCGCGCCGTGTTCTACGTCAAGACCCAGTACCTAGCCGCTACCCTCCCGGCCGGCGATCCTGGCCGCGACAACGTCCCCAACGTCGACAAGTACACGCCAGACTACATCCTGTCCCAGATCGACAAGGCCCGAACCCAGTACGGGGACGTCTGTCAGGGCGTGTTCCTGGACGAGACGATCAACGGCTGGGGCACGCAGGCCGGTCGTATCCCCGCCTACAAGTCCCTGATCGACAAGATCCGCGCCAAGTACGGCAAGGACTTCCTCATCGTCATCAACTCGGGCTCGAACATCTCCGAGGACATGTGCAAGCTCGACTTCGACGTGTGCATGATGTTCGAGAAGGAAGCCCCGGCGTTCCTGAACGAGGACCCCGGCACCCCGATTCTCCCGGACCACATGAAGGCGTACCCATCCACGCGCTGGTGGGCTGTTGTCCATGGAGTAACCTCGGAGAACTACCGCCAGGTCTTCGACAAGGCCGACTCCCTCGGTATCGCGCACCTGTACATCACGGACGGGCAGCTGCGAGAGGACCCGCAGCAGGGCGGCCAGTGGGAGCCGGTCGGCAACCCCTACGCGAACCCGCCCTCAAACCACATCCTTGAGCTCGTGGTGCCGTGGCTGAAGGGCTACCTGCCCCTGAAGCTGGAGGTGGCCGAGCTTCGCTCCCGCCCCAAGGTCCTCTCACTCGGTAAGCACGAGGCGGTCCCGGCCGGGACGCCAGCAGGAACGATCATCGTAAGGAAGGAAGCGTAGTGGCAGACAGTATCCTCCCCGCACTGGGGGGCTGGTGGTGGTCTAAGGGGAAGCGGCAGGGCGGCGGGGTATACCTGAACGCCGGCGCCTCGACCACCCCCTACGACGGGGCGGCCGTCCTGGCAGGGTCTCGAAAGTTCACTTTCGAGGTCACCTACACATCGGGCAACGCTACCCAGATCGACGTCCGTGTCAACTGGTTCAATGACGCCAAGGTGAAGGTGGCGGGCCCGTTTGACGTCAAGACCTACGCCCTGCCTTCCGCCCAGGCTGGGACTGCCCTGCTGGAGGTGGAGCTGCCGGCCAGCACCTACCCGAGGTGGCTCCCGTCCCTGCTCGTCCCGGCCAGCGCTCACGACATCCTCATCCACTCGCTGAAGGTCTATGAGACCCCTGCCCCTGCCCCGCAGGGGCCGACGACTACTGTATGGAACGGCACTGACGAGATCGGTGTCGTCGTCACCGTCTGGGACGGCGCCAACGAGATTCCAGCTACTGTCGAGATTCAGGCCTAAGGAGAGATATGGCAGACGAGAAGCCTCAGATGGAGTACTGCGGACCGTCGCAGGTGACGATCAACATCGGCACGTCCGGCGTCAAGATCAACGGCGAGGGTAAGCCTCAGGCGGGCCTGGACCCGGCCCAGTACGTGACTCGGAAGGACTTCCTGGATGCGCTGGAGCTGCGGCCCACGCGAGATCAGGTGGAGACCCAGATTGCGGGCGTCCGCACGGACGCGGCGAATGCTTCTGCGGCGTCGGTCGCGGCTAAGGCTGTCGCGGAGGAGGCGAGAGCCCGGGCGACGTCGGCCGACAGTTCGTCGTTAGAGGCGGTAACTAAGGTGAACGCCCTTTCGGCCACGGTGGCGGCCACCCCGCGCCTGCTGCGCCTGGACCGCGAGGCTCGCGTGCCTGAGGGGACACCTGTCGGCACGATCATCGTGCGCCCGACGACACCCATCAGCGGCGGAGAGAACTCGTTCCCGCCCGTGACCGAGTGGCCTGGCGTTACTGCATCCCCGGCTGGTGATGGGGTCATCGTTGACAAGGAGCACACCCCGCTCCACCCGGCGCCGGAGCAGATGCGTTCAGCCAAGGGGACGTGGGACATCGAGATCCGTTACTCCTACCACGGATCCGGTGAGGGCGATGAGGAGGCCACGGTGCCTCTGCGCATCGGACGCCTGTGGGCCGCCGAGGATCTGATCGAGGTGCGTCGCGGCGAGGAGTTCGTGAAGTTCAGGGCGTTCCCTGGAGACAACAAGCTCTACAAGGCGAAGATCACCCCGATGGAGGTCGACAAGCATATCGGCATGTTCAAGTTCGCTGAGCAGTGGGGCCCGTACATTGAGGCTCCGACGCCCGGCAAGGTGCCGGTCGTGATCCACGACATCAAGGTCACGAAGGCCTCT